GGCGGGCGGCGGGATTGTTGGGGATCAGCCCTTCGTCGTGCAGCCACTTGAAAAATTGGCGGCCAGCACGGATGTAGTTGCGGAGGCTATCTTGTGACAAGCCTCCTTCTGCGGTAGGGCGCACATCACTATCTGCCCAACGGCTCTCCCGTTCCAACAGTTCAGCCCGCCAACGGCGCAAATCGTTGATAGTGACTGCCGTTACCTCGACATCACCAATGCTTTTTACCAGGGCCAACAGACGACCAGTGAACCACTGACGGGTACTTTCGGAGACTTCTCCCCTCCTTGAAAGGTCAAAGTGAGCGATAGCTTCAGAGAGTTTCATAGCCACGACAGACGGCCGTAATGAATACGGCTTACGGCGGTGTGTCTTCAGAGTTGCCTCTGTCGCGCTTTATGTGCGTTTTGTTGATATAGAGATGTGCCGGGACGAGTTGGCACCGCCCGGCACATCTCGGAATTATGTATGAATAAATTATCTATGTCAAAAGGGAGACGAATATGGATGAAAATCGTAGGGCAAACGGACGCTTTTGGTTGGTGATGTTGGGGCTGTTTGGTCTCAGCACCCTGTATGACGTGCTGGTGATTCGGCGAATGGACAGAGATCGGCTGATGGAGCAGTGGACGTGGGCGACGGTTGTCTTTGGCGTGGCTTACACACTGGCGGCCGTTGCCCTGCTGGACTGGAAAGCGGCGCGGCTGGTATTTATCGCCTTCTGCTTTTCTGGGACACCCATGAGCATCGGCGATCTGGTGCGTTACCTGGAGCGCAAACGGAATGGCGACCGGGTAATCCGTGAAGTAACCCGCCAATGGGAATGAACCAGAACACCGTGATGCTTATCGTCCCTGTCCACATGTTGGACGAACTCGACCACAGTTTATCAGTGGCGGCCAATGCCATGACCCCATTGGCGAACGGGGCGAAGATTTCACAGGAGGCACAGATCAGTTTGGCGGCCATCGGGCAGATTGCTTTGAATCAGGCGAGGACGGCCGTGCAGCGATTGAGAGAAAAAGAAGTGGACGTATTGCCAAATTAACGAGGATTGTAATGAGCAAGATCGTACCGAACACAACTCAAACACCTAACCTGTATCTGGACAGGCTGTTGATGCTGTTGGATGAGGGCGAGTTGAAAACGTTATTGTATGCAGTACGGCGCACATTGGGGTTTCACAAAGGAAGTGACCGCATTAGCACAAGCCAGTTTATGAACGGAAATGGGCACAGGGGGGAAGATGGTGAGTTGGTAGAGTATGGCACAGGTTTGACCAAAAGCACCCAACTGGCCGTGCTGGAACGGCTGACAGCATTCGGGCTACTTGTTGAGGTAGCACCGAATGAAGCCAATAAGGGCATCGAGTGGGCTTTGCAATTGGACGAGCGCAAAGTGCAATGGGATGTCCTGCGTGAACGGTATGAGCAACGCAAAGAGAAAGGCCGCTCCCGAACGAAACGCGGCCGTGTAGCGGCCTCCGCCAAACGGCAGCAAGGTGGTCTATTCATTGAGCCACCTGGACGGTCTAACCAACAGACCACCAGTGGTTCAACCATTAGACCACCAGTGGTTCAACCATTAGACCACCAGGCGGTCTATCCGTTAGACCCACAAAAGAAAGATAGAAAGCCAGTAGGAAAACCAGTTAGAAAAGAAGAGGACGATCCAAACCTGAATGAAGCGTGGGGGATGTTGTTGGAATTTTGCGAGGAAGAAATGGAAACAGCCGTCAAAATCTGGCAGCTTCAAACCGCCTTTTCTGAGAAATCCAAGATTCCCCGCCCAAACATTGACAGCGAGAGCGGGCGTCAGGAACTTAAAGATTCCTGGTGGCCCACATTGCGCGAGGTGTTGCAGGTTTGCGAGGGAGACCTGGCGCGGGCGATTGCCGGGTTAGCGGAGGGGATTGCCAGCCAGAGCGAATGGAAGGCAGACAGTATTTCCACACCTACCTCCGTTCGCAAGAAAACATTAGCGAAAATTGCCGCCATGCAACGGGTGGCCAGTAATGGCAATGGGCAATATGCCTATGCCACCTACACCATTTAAGGAGATAACCATGCAAACAGCGAGTTGGAATGTACGGAATGCACAGCAGCAATTAGCCCGGCAGCAGGCAGGTAACGGACGGCCGCTGCCAATCGGCCAGATCGAGGTAACACCCGGCCTGACCTGGGTAGAAGCTCCGCCAGAAGTTCCGCCAGCGCGAGCATACCAATTAACGCCCCTGGATGCCTTTACTTTTGACCACTTAAAAACCGAGGAGCAATGCACCCTATTACAAAGCGCATTGGACAAGGCGAGAGAGTGGAAGGCAGCTTACCGCCTGCAACCGGGGCTAAGTTTTGTATTGGCCGGGCCGGTGGGCGCGGGTAAAACCACCATCGCTGAAAACTTGATACAGCCTTTCCTTCGTCTGGTGGGGCCACAAATGGAGGAGGGTGATGTCCGGCATATCGCTCAGCTGCGTTTGATTTATGACCAGATGCAGGATCGGCAGTCGCGGGAGCGGCTAGACGCGGAGATTGCTGATTTTGAGGCGTATTTCCAGCCGCGAGAGGTGAGTAGCGGCCTGTTGCTCGAAGCAACCAGCCTGATGTGGCTGATGGCTGACCAGGGGCCGCTAGGCGTTTCGCTTGACCGTTACCAGGTGATCATCGTAGACGATGCTGGTTGTGAAGATTTTAGCACGGCTACCTACACACCTGATCCAGAAGCGGTCAAACCGGTGCGCCATAACCGGTACGGCCGTTTCTTTGACCATTGTTACCGCACCCGGAAACATCTTCTAATCACGAGCAATACACCGTTGCTAAGAGAGAGCGTGATCAATCCCGATTTTATTGACATCTTTGGCAAACGGGCATTCGATAGGCTCTACCAGATGGCAAAGGGGTTTATGGTTGACCTGTCTGGGTTGCCCTCTTATCGCCAGTATGTGGTGCAGGGGGTGTAGCGATGCAAGATGATGGGGAAGCGGCCATCCCAAGAGCCTACTACCAATGTATCGAGAATGTTCTGATGCGGAGAGGCGGCGACATTATCGGCATTAGCTTTACATCGGGGCAGGTATTTCCGCTTCTGCGCTTTGAAGGGGTGAGCGCCGTCATGCTCAACGACGTGGGCACCGAACACCTGATACCGTCGAAGATGTTGGCGCAACGCTTTCGCAAGGTAGAAAACGATGACCAGACTAAGCCCTAAACAATTGCAAACGGCCGTCGCCAATGGCAGCCAGGTGATTGAGTACGATAAACCTGTTGTGGCAACGGCCGTCATCAAGCGAATCCCCATGGCCCCCTTCGGCAAAGAACGGCCGCGAGTGACGGCCAATGGCACGTATATGCCCCGCGATTATGAACGGAAAAGGAAGTTGCTGCGCTGGCAGTTTGGCGAAGTGCCGGGCGGTCTGGTGCATTTGTCGGTGACGGCCGTGCGCCAGATGCCAAAGGATTGGAGCAAGGTAAAACGTGAGCGGATGCGTGGCCGGTATGCCGCGCCAGAGCCAGACACCGACAACATCCTGGGCGCGGTCATGGATTCGCTTTGGGAACGGGATAACGCGGTTATCTCTGTATTTTGTGAAAAGGTATGGGGCGACAAGCCGGAACTGGTGATTGAAGTCGCCCCAGTTCAGGAGGATTAACCCCTGTGCGGGCTAGGCCCGTTTACCGGGCGCATGGATGAACCCAGCTTTCACCCGCGCAGGAGTTGATGGATTGTAACATGAGAATTGCTAACTGGACGAAGTTATCATCTAAGGAGTTGTGGCGTACCTGGCTGACGCGGTTTGAGGGTGAGGAGGATGCGATAGTCACGGCCGTTTTCATCGGCAACCGCCTGGTGAAGGATAAAGCCCGCTCAACTAAGCGCATCTTCTACAGCATCAAGGATGAGTTTCTGCGCCGCACTCAGGCCACGGGCCAACGTGTGCGCCATGAGGTAGACCACTGTTACCGTTGTGATGGCACAGGTAACGCCTATGAGGAAGAAGATGGAGTTTGTCAGCGTTGCTGTGGAGATGGTATCTGGCGAGACCGCTGGCTTTACGTCCATCGCTTTGAAGTCAACGGCCGTCCTTACTGTTTCCATTCCTACACCGAACCGGCCGTACTGCTGACCGGGCAAGGCGAAGATTTGGAGAGCTACGGTGGGCAGTTCGGTGAGGAGGAATTGGCGGAACTGGCACTGCCCATGACCGGCCTGCTGCGAATGTTGCGTTATGTAGCGGCCGTGTATTGGGGTCTGGTTTTTGACGATGGACGGTACGTCCGCCCGCCACCCAAAAAGGAAACAGGTGCGGTGGAGGAAGAGACGGCCGGTTCACGGCCAATGAATCTCCGTTTCTTCTGGGTGGGGCAGCCAACGATAGGCGACATTCTATTTTGACGTGATTTACAGGAGAAAACAAAGATGAACGTTCCACAAATAACCATGCCGCCAGAGGCGGCACAATTAAAATTAGAGGCGTATCGGAAGCAATTGCGTCGTCGGGCAGATGAGGAGTATAAGGCGGCCGTTGCTGGTTATGCGGCACTGGCTGCGGGCAAGCCTCTGCTGAACCTAACGGACGCTTTTAACCATGCCGGGTTGGGGGAGGACGGCCGTCCCCGCCTGGCTATCGCCCGCGCCGACCGGAAACAGGTCATGCTAGATGTCTGGCGCGACCGACGCGAGGCGGTATTCGACTCTCGCAAAAACCCGCAAGTCTTTGGCTACGTGGGCACATTGCGGATGCGTATTCCGGTGGATTTCAGCATGAACGGTGCGAAAGATGGGTATGCCCTGGTGCCCCTCGTCCCAGCCGATGTGCGGCCGATGACGGGGAGCCTGAAGGATTTCTTCATCTTATGGGAAGTGGAGCAGTGGTCAGATCGGCCGTTGACAGCCGTACCCGATTATGACCCCCTTCTGCTCCAACATATTGCCGGAGATTTATATGCGGTGATAGCCGAGTGGGATTTGACCCCACTTGAACGGGCCATTATGACCGGACGGCGGGTGGCGTAGAAAGAGAGATAGAGAAAGGGCACAGATATTTGACGGCCTTGCCTCATTCAACATAGAATGGTGTGTGATTTAATCATACGAAGATGTGAGGCAAGACCATGCAAGAGAAGTCTGGACGTGGGGGGAAACGCCAGGGTGCTGGCCGTCGCGCCCGATATGGCAGCCCAATGCCTCGTTCCGCTTTCACCGCCCGCCCCGATCAAGTTGTTTTCTACCTGCTTCTGTCTGGAAATGAGCGCACCGTTTCGGCAGGGGTGCAACGGGCAGTACGGCGGCTGGTGGAGTCGAATGACCCGGAAGCGGCCGCACTATATGAGCAGGCGAAGTGGATGACCAAACAGGCTGAGGCGGAACTGGAGGCGGGCAAGACTGTAGGTGAGGAAGTGAAGCAAGAAGAGATATTACGCCATGTCTTAGAACACCACCTGCGGCTGGTGGCATTGTGGGAAAATCGTGAAGGGAATGGTTGACGACCGTCCCCTTTTTTTGTTATCATTCAGTATGATAAAATCGGACTAAATCAAAGGTGAGAGATGACGACAAAAACTACAACCATCAAGCGAGGGCGCAAGCCGCAGTTTGACGAACCGGGCAAGCGGGATACGGCTTATCTCCCGCAATCTAACCACGAGATTCTGGTGGCAATTGGTGACGACAATTTCAGCCGGGGAGTTCGTGTCGCCCTGGAAGCGTATCGCCGGCAATTCGGCGATGCGCCTAACCAGGAACTCCTGGCTCAAGTAGTGTAGGCAGCCGACCAAGCGGCTTCTTCATTCTTCTCTTCCTCTTCCTGGCGTAGACCCTGGCCCAAAACCAGGGTCTACTGCTTTATTGACAACGGCTTGAAAATCGCTATAATTAAGTATGATAAAATCATATATATTCAAAAGCGGGGCAAGACCATGAGAGAGGCAACAGCAGCAGATATACCGGGTGTTAAGGGAGCATTTAATGGCACAAGCTGGACACCGGAGAAGCGGGAAGAATCGGCTATCAAAAGCTACCTGGATCATATGGTGGCTGTGAAAATAGAGTTTGACCAGTGGCGTACTCCTGAGAACGGTACACAAATGGATGAGGCGTTAGAGGCGTATCGGGTGAAATATGCCAGCCTATACAACGCTTATCTGTCAGCGCATGGGCGCGTGGCTTCTGCCGCCATTACAGGTGGCTCGAATTTCCCCACGCGGCGGATGCAAAAGCGAGGGGCAACGGCCGACAAGCGGGTACACGAATGGATGGGATGGAGCGATAGGCGGCTTGCCCAATTACGCGATCTGTATGACCCCAAACGGATCGCCCGCGCTGCGGCCAAAGCCCCCATTTCCTCAGACAACCCGGTGTTAGCTGTCGCCCAATTGCAAGACAGGATTGATAAGGCAGAGAAGGTTCAGGAGTTAATGAAAGCTGCCAATAAGATTGTCAGGAATGGCAAGTTGACGGCCGAGGAAAAGGTATTGAGACTGACCACTCTTGTTGGTTCAGAACATATAGCCCGGAAATTGCTACAACCTGATTCTTGCAACCGATTAGGATTTGCCGATTATCAACTGACCAACAACAACGCCAATATCCGCCGTATGAAAGCACGTATTGCGGAGTTGGAGTTAGCGGCGAAGCGTGAAAGCGACAGCGACCAGCGCGGCGACATTACTATTGAGCGCAACGTAAATGAAAACCGCCTGCAAATCTTCTTCCCTGACAAGCCAGTAGCGGCCGTGCGTGACGTACTCAAGAGTAACGGCTTCCACTGGTCTCCTTCCATCGGCTGTTGGCAAAGACAGCTAAATGATCATGCGACTTACGCTTTTGAGAACCATATTTGGCCGGTAATTGCCCGGCATTACGAAACCACTAACAAGGAGGAGCGGCCGTGAACAACAGATTTGTTGCGATAGCCACCACCGAAGGCAGAATCACTGCAATTACTATTCATCTGCCTGATACAACAGGCAACCACGCAACCCTTTGCGGTATGGATGGAAACGATCCACACCCGTCAGTCAATCAATCGTCTGCCACTGCACCCGCCCGCGCAAAGGTGAACTGCCCGCAATGTTATGCCTTGTGGAAAGTAGCGCAGCAATACACAAAAGCGGACTTTATCTGGACGGAGGGACGGCTGTGAAATCCATCACCGTCCCACCCATCATTGACACCGCCATGCGCCAGGGGGCAACGCTGGCTGTGAACATTTCCGGTGGCAAGGATGGGCAGGCAATGGCTAACACCCTCGGCCGCCTGCACCAGGAGCGCGGCTGGGCGGGCGGCATCTTCGCCTTGCACATGGACCTGGGCCGGGCTGAATGGCCGCAGACACCCGGCCACGTGGAGCGTATCGCCCACGAGAATGGTCTGCCCCTGGTGGTAGTCAATCGGCCGCAAGGCGATCTGGTGCAGGAGATTGCTGACCGCATGGAGAAGTTGCGCGGCACCGGCAAACCCTTCTGGCCTTCTTCTGCCAGCCGTTATTGCACGGCCGACCAGAAGCGCAGCCAGGCGGACAAGGTTTACCGCGACGTGGACGCGCACCTCGCTCCATTCTGGCCCTCAGCCTCCAGTCGCTATTGCACCGCACACCACAAAACGAACCAGGCCGATAAGGTTTATCGCCAGCACCGGATCGTCATCAGCGCCGAGGGCATCCGCGCCGCCGAGAGCAAGACCAGAGAGAAGAAAAACCCACTGCACATGCGGGAGCAAATCACCGCCAAAGCCCTGGTCAACCTTTCCCTTGAGGATGCGCTGGCTTACCGCAACCCGGAGCAGCGGTTGGGCATCAACTGGTATCCGATTTTCGATTGGTCAATTGATGACGTATGGGCAGCCTGCGGCACGTCTGCGGCCGACCTGGAAACACGACGGGCATTGTATGCCGACGGCCGTGAGGCGGAAGCCCTGGACGGCTGGCCCTGCCACCCCGCCTATGTCTTTGGCAACCAACGGTTAAGCTGTGCCCTGTGCGTCCTGGCAAGTGACAACGACATCCGCAATGGGGCGAAGCATCACCCGGAGCTATATGCAACCTATCGCCAGATGGAAGAAGAAGGTGGGTCTACGTTTAAGCACGGCCGTTCATTGGCCGACATTGTGGAAGGCGATCTATGAGCAGAACCAAACATCAACCATCTCAAGCCGGGTTCTTTCCCAAAATAACTGTTGCTCACCAGCAGGAATGGTTGTGGACATACGATTCAGCCGGGTGGGGGATGTTTTTCACACGCCCCGCAGGGTCAAAGGAGTTGTTTTACAACCGGTTCGCGGGCACACCCAAACACCCTCGGAGCGGGCACGGGCCAGGAGAATATGTTGATGAATTTGGAAAGGTTTGTGTAGCACAGGAGCAACGGCAATGAACAGGGTTAAGCAGCAATTTCTCCTGGACAAGCGGGTGCTGTTCAATTACAGCATCACCAACGGCCGTATTGATGGCCCGTTGGATGATGCGCCGGTCATTGTCTCCAATGGCGTTGGCACGGATTCCGTCGCGCTACTCGTCGAGTTGCACCGTGCCGCAGTGGTGCCGGATGCCATCGTGACCGCGCTGGTGGGGCAGGGGGAATTTGGCAATGAGCATCGCCGCTTTTATCAGTACATCCCGATTTTGGAGAAGTGGTTGACTGACGTTGGCTTCCCGCCCATCACCTTTGTCTGGTATGAGATGAAGCGGCAGGCCAAACACTTTGAGTATCGAAGTCTGGCGGGGAACTGTCTGGCGAATCGGATGCTGCCCAGCATCTCCTACCGACGCAATCACAGTTGCAGCCTGAAGTACAAGGGCGCGGAGATTGACCGGTGGGTGACGGCGCGGTACGGGGAACGGCCGTGTTATCGGCTGGTGGGTTACGACTGTGGCGAAGGGCACCGCAACGCCCGTTTTAGTGCCAGGCCAACCAACAGTGCGCGAGGCAAAGACCTGTTCATTTATCCATTGCAATATCTAGGAATGACGCGGCAGGACTGCGAGGAGGCCATCACGGCCGCCGGGTTGCCACTGCCGGGCAAATCTTCCTGTACCTTCTGTGCTTCGATGCACCCAGAAGAGATAGACGAATTGCTCCCCGATGAGTTGTGGCGCATTGTCATCCTGGAAGCCCACGCTTCGCCCAACCTGAAAACCATCAAGGGGTTGTGGGGGCATGACGGCCGGATGACAGATTACATCGTCATGCGCGGCCTGTTGCCCGCCGTCCTGGTGGCTGAGGTATGGGCGAAGTGGGCGGCCGACGAACGGCCGTCGGAGTTGCGTGATAACCCGGATGCAATTGCAGATGTCGTGCTTTTCGAGGAATCGAGAAGGCTGGCCGATATTGTGGAGGCAGAACTGTGAACGAAACATTGATCTATCGGGAGAAGGCGGTCTATATCAAACCCGGCACATTTTCCGGGTACGTCGCAATCGTCCCCAACCAAAGCGGAATCTCGCGGAAGAAATTACAACACGAAGATTGTGACGTGGTAACCGCCCTGGCGAAAGGGTGGATTGATGAGCAGTTGGATCGAGAGCTGCCGGTAACTCTCTACACCTTCGGCTACCAAAAGCAACACCCCCAAACGCTGTATGACCACTTGAAGCGTCTAGGCGCGGTACTGGTGGATATTCGTTATAGCCCGCACTCCCGCAACCCGGTTTGGAATGGGGGCAACCTGAGCATCGTTCTCGGAAATAGGTACGTCTACCTTCGCAGCCTGGGCAATGTCAATTACAACTCCGAGGAAGGCATCCGGATCGCCGACATCGAAACAGGCGGTGCGAAGGTTGCCGCGATGATGCAGGTTGCGCCGGTCATTCTGTTGTGCGTCTGCCCGAATCCTGAGACTTGCCACCGCAAGGTGGTAGCCGATGCCCTGGCCGTGCGCTATGGCTGGCAGGTGGAGCATTTGTAGATGGGTATTGAACTCTATGCGATTACCCACTACCGGGTTTTTATCGAAGTGGAGAGGCGGCTGGCAACACCCAAATGGTATTCGGTTCAGGCTGCCATTGCTTGGGTCATTAGTAATCAACTTGGCCGGAGCAAGGTTATTGGAGAGTTGGGCACAACCTCTTGTATCCATGTTGCCACCGTGATTGCAGAACAACAATGCACCAGTTAGCCATTACCCTCGGCACTAAAGCCGATCTGCATTGGGCGCAGCAGACCGTCACCGCGCATCACTGTTTGCACCAGCCCGTACACAACCAGGCACGGCCGATGGTTTACGTCCTCACCATCAACGGCTTGCGCGCTGGCTTGATGATGGTTGGTTTACCCCATGCCACCAAAAACAGAGGGTGGTGGGGCTACGATGGCCTGCCAACACAGTGGCAAGTAGTAGACCTGTGCCGTATCTGGATTGCGCCGGAGTTGCAACCAGGTGGGTATTGGGCATCACGGCGACGCGTACCCGGCTTCACTGACCGGCGCGGCATCTTCCGGCCAACCGTTGCCACCTGGTTTATCCATGAAGTGCTGGCGCGGGTGCAGCGCGACCGCGTTTCCCTCTGGCCGCCGGTCTATCTGGACAAGCCCTATCACATTCGGCTGGTCATCAGCTACCACGATCCAGCTCTGCACCGGGGAACTATCTACAAACTGGCGGGGGCGGAGCCGATGTATACGGATGAAGCAGGTACGGCCGTGCCTGGGCCATCGGGTAAATATGGCTGGTGCTGGCGATTGCCGGAACCAGATTGGAATTGGAATGAGATTGATATAGCAGGGCCGCGCACGTTGCGGCTGCCGTTGGAGGTGTAAGGTGAAGGCGATACTTGAAGAACGAATTAAGATAAGCCAGGAGAATATAGGGCGAATGGGCAAAGACGGCCGTCCGCCCAAAATGTCCATCCCTGTTCAGGCAACGGACGAGGATGTGTTTATTACTGAGACATTCAATATGACGGTGGCAGAGTTGGAGCGATTGCGCCAACACCGTGATGCTCTATTGGCGGCCGTCCAGGAATTAAAATCAGAGTTGATAGCGGCTCGCTGCGGGATTACGCCGCTTGCCACCAACTTTGCGGGGCCGTGTATTGCCCACGTAGGCGGAGCAGAAAAGGAATTTGCCAGTTATGCGGAAGCCCGCGCCTGGATACAGGCTAGTTTCGACGCGATGTTTCCGGCCGTTTTAGCTGCTGTTACCGGGACGGATACACGAGGAGCAGCCAATGCCGCGTAAAAGTTCAACACTCTCAATTACCGATATGTTTTGTGGGGCGGGCGGGAGCAGCCAGGGGGCGCGTCGCCTGGGGCTGGATGTGCAGCTTGCCATGAATCATTGGCGGCTGGCCGTCGAAACTCACAACTCGAATTTCCCTGACACCCATCACGACGTGGCCGATTTACGCATCGTCCACCCCGGCCGTTACTGGTCAACCAACATATTACTGGCTTCGCCTGAGTGTACCAATCACTCCATTGCCAAAGGCGCGAAGCGTCGCCGGGGCCAGCTTTCGCTGCTTGAAGATGAGCAGGTGGACCCCTCGGCCGTGCGCTCTCGTGCCACCATGTGGAACGTGCCGGAATACGCCGAACACCATAATTACGACATCATCATCGTGGAAAACGTCGTGGATGCCCGCCACTGGCGGCCGTGGGATGGCTGGCTAACGGCGATGCGCAACCTGGGTTACGAGCATGAGGTTGTCTATCTCAACAGCATGTTCGCCCACATGCGGCCGTTGCCCAACCCGCGCTATGGGGATTTTGCGCCGCAGTCACGCGACCGGCTGTACGTTGTTTTCTGGAAGAGGGGGAACAAGAAGCCGGACTTAGAGATACGGCCGTTGGCCCACTGCCCCCAACATGGCAATGTGGAGGCGGTGCAAAGCTGGAAGAAACGGCCAGGCGATCCCTTCTGGCGCTGGGGCAGGTATGGAGCGCAGTACGTCTATCGCTGCCCGCATTGCGGGCAGGAGATTACGCCCTACTACTACGCCGCCGCCAATGCCATTGATTGGTGTTTACCAGCCGAGCGTATTGGTGACCGGGCACGGCCGCTTAAGGAGCGCACTCTGCAACGCATCCAGCGTGGGCTGGAGATGTTTGCCGGGCAGCACCTGGTGGTTGACCTGGCCTACACACACGGCCACAACAATCGGAGTGTGCCCCTCTTCCGGGCATCCCTGCCCACCCAAACAACAGCAAGTACGGCCGCGTTGCTCATGCTGCCCTTCACCGTTGAGACATTGTTCACCGATGGCGAACGGCTGCCCCGGCCGGTTGACGAGGCCCTGGCCACCCAGACAACGCGCCAGAGTACGGCCGTTGTTACTCCGCCGTTTCTGACCAGTGTCAACTATTACGACGACATTGTGCGGGGGGTGGATGGGGCTTTGCCGACACAAACAACAAGCGAGAAACTGGCGGTAACGTTGCCACCTTTCCTGACCATCAACTACAGCCCTGGCTATAGCAAGGCGGTTGATGAGGCTCTGGCAACCGTGACAGCGCAAGACCATCACGGGTTGGTGATACCACCCTTCCTCCTGGGGTATGCCAACCAGGAAGGCCCGGCGAAGGGAGTGGACGAACCTCTCCGTACTTTCCATACGGAGAATGGGCAGGCATTGGTTATGCCCTTCATCGCCAGTTTGCACGGAACAACCAACGGCATGGCTCTCCCCAAAGGCGTGGATGATCCTCTCGCCACCTTTGCGGCCGGTGGCAACCATCACGGCCTTGTTGTCCCATTCACCCTCAGCTACTACGGGGCGAATGGCAATGAGCGGCCGGTTGACCGGGAGATGGGCACGGTGACAACGACTGACCGCCACGCGCTGGTGCAGCCGGGGCAGGAAATACGAGTTGAGGACTGTGGCTTCCGCATGTTGGAGCCGGGCGAGATTGGCCGGGGGATGGCTTTCGATAACGAATATATCGTTCTAGGTAACAAGCGGGAGCAGGTGCGGCAATACGGCAATGCGGTTACGCCCATTGCCGAGGAACTATTATTGGAGCGTTGCGTGGCGACGCTGTTGTAAGGAGCAACAATGTACACATCTAAACAAAAACAATACATAGATAGCGTAGACGGCCGTGCCCACCAAAGCGCGGTGGAAATTATCGGCCAACTTGAGGCAGAGATTGCGGCAATACGGCCGGTAGCAGAAGCGGCGGCAAGCCTTCGCGCTCACAACATGAAGACCCGTCAAAAATACGGGGCAAGTCCGATAGATTCTGTGAACAAAGTCATTGGCGATCTTGTTGTTGGCCTCGAGGAAGCGGTGGATGCTGCCAGCATTGCCGGTTATTTGGAGATACGGCCGTGACCCGAATCCACTGATAGAAGGATGGCAAGCATGATCTTCGAGACGCTAAACGAATCCAACGAACAGGGCGAATTACTGCTGGTGGATGGGGGGATGTGTCACTTCCACCTGCGGCGTGATGGGCAACTGACCATTCGGGAAATCATTGTACAGCACGGCCGTCAGGGGCAGGGCATTGGCGCGGCGATGCTAACCCGACTGGCCTCTCTGCCAGGAGCGACCAACCTTTTTGCTAAATGCCCGGCTAACCTGCGGGCGAATGATTGGTACAAGAGAATGGGCTTTGTTCTGGAAGGGCAGGAAACCACCAAGAACGGCCGTGTGCTGAACCTATGGCGACTGCAATTGAACTAATCTACTGCGGCGGTGGTAATCCGCGCTTTTATGAAATCGCCAGAGATGCAGGCTTTCTTTATGGCGCACAGTTGCCGGATACTGTCTATGGCCCCCTGCACTTTGCTGACCAGGATTGGAAGAAGCCCAACCGGGATGCTTATATGGCAGCTCTGGCGCAGCACCGTCCACACATGGCTTCGGTGCTGGATTGGGAGCAACCAGAGCAATTGTCCGAAGTCCTGGATTGGGCAGAGCAAGCCACCCAGTACGTTAATGTAATCATGCTCATCCCCAAAGTGGTTGGCGGTGTTGCCCGGTTGCCCCGTATGATAGGCGGCAAAGAGGTTCGCCTAGGCTACAGTGTACCAACCAATCACGGTGGCACGGCCGTACCAGTTTGGGAGTTTCATGGCTGGCCGGTACACCTGCTTGGCGGTAGTCCGCAAGAGCAGATGGCTCTTGCCGGTGGCTATCACCGGAAGCGGAAAGCGAACCAACGCGATTTATTCCGCTCTCACCTGCATGTAATCAGCGTCGACGGAAACATGATGCAAAAAATGGCGACGCGATTTTGTGCCTTTTGGGATAGCTCGAAAACATCGCTGCGTGGGTACTGGCCCACGATTCAGGAGTTTGACGGCCGTGCCTGGGGAGATGGTGGAGCCGGTGCTGATGCCCCCTATGAGGCGTTTCGTCGGTCATGCCTGAATATCATGCAGGCATGGAAGGAGATACAAGGGAGGCAAGCATGAAGCCAACCAATACCATCTCCCTTCAATACGCCATGATCGCTGACGAACTTGGCTCGATCAAATTCCGACAGAAGCGAGCCTCTATTTTAGGTGAAAGGCTGCTTGCTGATGACGAATACGAGGCGGTGGTTGAGCATCTGCAAACCGAAATACAGCGTCTACGCGCTCTGGGCAATGGCCGTCCCTGGCCGCAGCAGATGAGTTTGTTTTTAGGAGCATGAGATGAAACACGAACCAGGAATGAAAGTTTTGATAATTGAAGATTGCAGACCGGACGGCAAGGCCGCTGGTCAAATCGGGACTTATGAAGGCGATCAGCCATATTCCGTTAATGTTTCGATCTATAGCGTAGATAGGGAGTTTGACTATAAATCGTTTATGAAGTGGAACGATGAACAAGACAATCCGCTCCCGGCATTGGGCGATGTGAATTTTGATGATGACCCTTGCCCACAACCGGAAGGAAACGATCTCCACGCTGCTTTTGAACACTTTGAAAAATGGACGGAGTGGGCTGAACGAAATAAATACAGAATGGCTTACTACGTGGTGCGGGAGAATCCACAGATCCACCTTGATGACGGGTCTGTGATTTGGGGTATTGAATGTTGGTGGACACCAGTAGATGGTGCCCCACCATTAGAAGAAGCACAGCGTCAAACCGAAGAAACCAAGAGCTTGTTCAGGAAACTATTAGCGGGTGAGGGTGAGGAGGAGCGGTATGAGTAAGAAAAACCCCAACAAAACCAGATGGAAAAGGCCGCGCAATAGACCAGCCAAACGTCTGGCTGAGGCTGATGAGGAACAGGTGCGCCGTTGGCACAACTTGTATGCAATAGGCATGGGTATCCGTGAAGTGGCGGCTCGTGGCGGTGTCAACCCACAGGCTCTTATTGCCCGATTTCACGAACTTGGCTACGAAGTGCGGCCGGGAGGTGGTAGCCTGCTCCGCCGCTTTAACGAACAGGAGGAACGGCCGTGACTATCTACGTAGGCGACTTATGCCAATACCCTACACGGCACGGCCGTTGGTGCCACATGATGACCGATCAGGACGATCTGACGGAGTTACATGAGATGGCAAAGCAGTTAGGCATCCGTGCCTTCTTCCGGTCTCACCGGCTGCACCCGCATTACGACCTGGTGGCCAGCAAACGGGAGCGGGCGATTACGTTGGGCGCGGTAGCGGTGAGCAGCGAGGAAATGGTGAAGAAGTGTAGCCGGTTATTCACCCATACTTTAGATGCCCTAAACCCTATACTGGAATCAGAGGGGGAACGGCCGTGAACGAGCAACAATTCATGATAACGCTGGGGCAGCGCATCAGGTACGCTCGTATGCGAGCCGGGCTAACTCAGCAAAAATTATCCAAGCGAGTCGGAGTATCACGTGCCCAAATTACCAACATCGAGCGAGGCGTGGGCGGGGCCTCACTGTGGACGATTGCTCGGATTGCTGCGGGCTGCGAGATTGATTTACATACGTTGCTCAATCCCAGTGTTTTACCGCACAGAGAGGAGGAACGGCCGTGAGCTACACTATCATCTACGCCGATCCTCCCTGGGTATTCAATAACAAAAACACTGGCGGGTCTATGATTTCTGGTGCGTCGGCACAGTACAAAGTGATGTCGGCAAGTGACATTGCGCGTTTGCCAGTCGCCTCTATTGCGGCTGACAACAGTATCCTGTTCATGTGGTGGGTTGCCAGCCAGCCACAAGAAGCCCTAGATGTGGTGCGGGGGTGGGGGTTTACGCTAAAGACCATGACCGGCTTTGTCTGGAACAAACAGACAAAAAACGGGTTGCCCTTCTTTGGCATGGGCTTCTATACCCGGCAAGGCAGCGAGAACTGCCTGATCGCCGTCCGGGGCAAGCCACAACGGATTGATGCTAGTGTCCGCGCAGTGGTATCTGCTCCAGTGGGTAAACACTCAGAAAAGCCGGGCATCTTCCGTGAGCGGATTGTAGAACTGATGGGCGATGTTCCGAGAGTTGAATTGTTCGCCAGATGCAAACTGCCTGGCTGGGACGTTTGGGGAAACGAGGTGAGAAGCGACATCGAATTAGAGAAAGCTGTGCCAATTGCGCCGGGGTGGAAGGAATAATGCCCCATTGCGCCAGAAAATTAAATATAATAAAATCAAACTAATTCAAAACCAGACTGTGAGGGAATCCATGAACAAGAGACATCTCCCCGCTCTGATCGCCTTTTTGATTCTGTTGTCGGTGACAACGGCCGTCGCTGCCAAAACTGTGCCCGGTAAGGCGCGGCAAATCACACAAACTGGTCGGTTAACGGTGGAAGTGATTGCCGGGCAAGATACGCTGACCGCCTTATCCCTATCTGGCTTTACAGAGCCGCCGGTGGTTGTTTGTGGCGGCACAGACCAGGTAGTGTTGGTGATGTGCCAATCGCTGGGGTCGGACGTGGCCGGAGTGTGGGTGCGTTCGGTGGAGTTCACCGGGCAGATGACCATTAACTGGATTGCTGAGGGGGAGTAACCATATGGATTACGAGATTACAAAGATCGGCCACCGTCTGACTATAAAGGTTATTGACATAGGTCTCGCGGGTAGAGAGACATTACACGGGATCGTCTTGAACCCGACCGAACGGGGTGTTGACCGGTCTGTAGTTGAGAAGTATCTCCAATCCCTCATCAATCACATCACCTATGTCCGCGAGGCTGGCCTGCAAATAGGGGTCAACCCACAACAACTAGCAGAACATGATGCCTCTAAATTCTCCCTGCAGGAGTTTCCCCAATACGCCCGTCAATACGCAGGAGATAGCGGTGATCCAGACGGCTGGGCCAACGCCTGGCTGCACCATATCCACCACAACCCCCATCATTGGCAGTATTACATCTTCCCTGACGGCTACAGCCCGAAGGGGAGCAAGGTAGAGAATGGGGCCGTGCCAATGCCGCCCCACTTCGCCCTGGAAATGGTCGCTGATTGGATGGGCGCAAGTATGGCTTACACTGGTTCGTTCGATATGACCGACTGGCTGGTTAAAAACATGTCACGTATTCGCCTGCACAGCGAAACAGCCGATTTTGTGAACAACACCCTGGATATGCTGGGCTACGCCGATGTGGTGTGGATGCAACGGTGGGCAGGTGCATGAGCCGAACCTCTCCTCTCTTGACATGCCCTCATTGCGGGCAATCCATGAGGCGAACAGAACCGGAACTGACAACGGCCGCCAATCATCGCTATCGTTGTCAGTGCGGCCGTTTTTATGAATGGACACCAAGCGATTCTGCTACGGATAGTAACCGATTGATCCAGATTAACTATGTTTTTGACACCACAGGTACAGCCCACCAGGAGACCATGAAAGGACCTGGTTATAGACCACGAAACCATCCCTGCCATTTCCCTGTGGCAGCCCTGGGCGAGCCTGGCGGCGGTTGCTTGATGTGCAAAGAGTGGAAACAAAATGGATACGGCAAATGGCGGCCGTATGCTATGCGCTTTTCCGATTACCGCCACAAAACAGCGGCAGCAGCACAGCAGGAGTATTGGCAGTGACTTTGAGGCAACATGGTAAATTGTACCCAGGCGAGTGGCAACGGCCGTTCGCCTATCCCCGATAAACAAATGGAAAAAGAATTGATGCACTTGCGACGGCAACTCTCGAACATCGTCAAGCTGGCCATCCCGGCTCTTGAAAATGTTGAGGATTTGTTGCAATTGCCGGAAGATAAACGCATCAAAATCGAACGCTAACGGCGCAGAGGACTGCGCTTAACTCGCCCCTCTCGTAATTGACAGCGGCACATTTGATGGACAAATGTCCTGATGGTGTGCCGCTTTTTATTTGCCTTCGGATAGTGATATTTGCAGGCGAATGATACAGAAGGGACTTGTGAGACGCATAGGAGCGAGACGTGGCACAGCAAAACACGGCCGCAAAAATCAAACTGGCAGAGCGTCGGCAAATGGCGGCGGATTTACGCAAGACCGGCCTCTCCTTCCAGGCCATTGCCGACATGATGAGCCAGAGCCTGGGCATCCCCTATAACAAGGCGATGGCTCACCGGGATGTGGTGCATGTGCTGGACGAACTGGTGGCGAAAACGTCGGAGACGGCCGAACAGATTTTATCGCTTGAGTTGCTGCGCCTGGATGATTTAACAGCCGCCTGGTGGCCGACGGCTGTTGGGTTAAAGCCGTTGGTGGGGGTTGACCTGGCAGACCCGGAGGCGGTCAGGCGGTGGCTTGATGCCAACCGGGAAACGCTCGATAAGGACGCTGCCAAAATCATCCTGGATGTGATGGCACGGCGGGCCAAGATGCTGGGGCTGGATAAGGAGAATGTCAACCTGTTTACCCCTAAGCCTATCGTCATGGCTCATGCTGATTTAAGCGACGTTGAGGAAGATGACCTTGACCGTATCATCGCTAACCTACAAGCAGCAGTTGGCTTCCGCCCTGGTGGAGAAGCAACGGCGGACAACGCGGCCAGCAGTTAGTAGCCGTCACACCCCTGGCCTTGATCTACTCTCCTGGACGGCCGTCTATCGCCGCGCCTTAAAACCCGGTGTGCCATTTGATCTGGTCAGCTACCCCTACCAAGCCGCGCTCTATGCTTGCACTGCTCAACGGATGGTGGTGATGAAGTGTGCCCAGGAGGGTATTAGCGAGTATGCGGTGAGCTACGCCATTCATGGCTGTGATCAGCGACGGGCTACGGTGTTGTATGTTTTCCCCACTGATACGGCCGTCAGCGACTTTTCTTCTGCCCGCATTGGCCCGGCGATTGAAGCCTCCAGCTATCTGGCGCGGGTTGTGGTGGATGGGGCAGGCAAGGAGAAAAGCGGCGCAGACCGAATCACCCTCAAGCGGATTCGTGACAACTTCCTGTATCTGCGTGGTGGGCACGTCAAACCGAACGGTCAGGCCCCGCAATTGAAATCGGTGGATGCGGACATCATCGTCCTGGATGAGTGGGATGAGATGGACGGCCGTGCGCCAGCGATAGCCCGCAAACGGTTGGGCCATAGTGCCATTGCTGAGGAGCGGGACATCAGCACCCCAACCTACGTTGGTCGGGGAATTCATGCTGAGTACCTGAAATCTGACCAGCGCGAATGGCACGTGCCTTGCCCCCATTGTGGCGAACGCCAGCCCATCACCATCAACCAGGTTGTGACGGAGTGGGATCAGCTGGAACGGCCGGTTGTCTGGCATGGGATGAAAGACGGCCGTGCCTTTGCTGCCTGCCGCAAGTGCGATGGGGAATTAGACCGCCTCGCTCCCGGAGAGTGGATTGCTGGCCAACCAGGTCAGCCAGTTGCAGGCTTCCACCTTTCCAAGTTGTTCAGTCCCACCGGAAACCTGGACGCGATAGTGGCGGGTTTGCAGGAGGTGGACGAGACGAAGCGGCGGGAGACGGTAAACCAGGATTTGGGGCTACCTTACAAACCACGCGGGGCGAACATTACCGATGTGGTGCTTGATGAGTGTCGCCGCGATTATGCCCATGGGCCGGTGCGGGGTGAGCGGCCGTTTATGGGAGTAGATGTGGGGCGGGTGCTGCATGTGGTCATTCGTGGGCCGCGTAATTCTGACGGTGAACGGCCGCAACGGTTTGCCGGGCATGCGGATAGCTTTGAAGAAGTCGGTCGTCTCGTTCACCAATATAACGTGCAGACGGCCGTGATTGACGCTTTGCCGGAGACCCGTAAGGCGCGAGACTTGCAAGCCAGCTTCACAGACGGCCGTGTCTGGTTGGCTTATTACACTGGCAGCGACGTGGGCACAAAGAAAGTAGAACCGGCTGATTGGAACGGCCGTGAGGGAGTGGTTAGTCTGGATAGAACCCGAATGATGGACATGACCCTGGCGCGGTTTATCGGCGGTGCGCCAGAGAACACCCTGCCTGCCTATGCTACCGACATCCCAGATTACTACGCCCAACTGAAAGCCCCGGTGCGCCAATTGGAAGATGGTATTGCCCGCTACGTGGAGAACGGGCCGGATCACTTCGCCCATGCGGAGAATTACTGCACGGCCGCCGCCCTGCGCGAAAGCTGGCTGTCATGGTAGGAGTGGCGGGGTGGGTGCAGCCCAAAGGAGAACATCATGCAAATTAAACAGTGGGTTGAACAGAAGACAGAGCGTATTACGGCGAAGGCGAGTGAAGTGCAAAGACAGGTGGCGGCAGAGACGGCCGTTGCCCGTGCTTTGGGCATCTCCGTGCGCCAACTTCGCCGCCGAATCAATCGGGAAGCGGCGAACACGGTTAGAGCCACCAAACCAGAACCACATTTCCGGGCGGGGTTGGTGGCTCGCCAGAAGAAGGCGCGGCCATGAACCGCACAGATAACCGAGCGACAAGAGCGATTAACGTCAATGATTGGGATGCCTATATTGCCCAACGCAATGCGGCGCGGCGGCGTGGGCGAAGTTTGCCGGCCGTACTGCTCGGCGCATTAACGGGGTTTGCCAGTGCCATTGTTGGCCTGGCTTTTGTGTCGTTGTTATGGGAGGCAGCGGCATGGTTACGAGGATGCTATGAAGATAGCTTCGGGCCGCGACGGCCGTAAACTGAACGCTTACTTGTTGGATGGCGATGGCATGAAGGATATTCCTCTGACGGCCGTCTCTTCCAGCGACATTGAACGGTGGTTCCGCAATGGCACGACTACCGCCAAAGACCCGACACAGTATTACGAACGGGTGGTGACGCTCTTTCGTTGCGTGGAGCATCGTGCTTCTTCGCTGGCCACCATGCCGCGCCAGATCGAAAGCGTGGAAACCGGGCAGAAGGTTGCTACTGCCAATTTCCCCTCACCGCAATTTGATGACGACGGCAAGCCGTTGACTGAGGAAAACCTGCCCTTTGAGATTGACCTGGACGATCTGCTGTGGCGCACGGAGTTAGCGCAATGTCTGTTGGCCGCATCCTACTGGCATGTGTTAAAGAATCGGGTGAAGGTGACGGAAGTACGCTGGTTAGACCCGCGCACTATCAGCCCTAATTACACCCGCTACAAAGGTCTGGTCAGTTTCGGCCGTACCGCCAACGGTATCAACAAAACGATTCCCGTGGAGGAGATGGCTTACGTCTGGCGGCCGGGCTTGCAGGAGTTGGGGCCAGGTGTTGCCCCTGGTCAGGTGGCGGCGCGGAAAGCGGGCATTGCCGATAACATGGACAGCTTCATCGAAATCTTCTTCGAGAAGGGGGCGATGCCGACGATGGTGGTGTTTGCCGAGACACGGCCGGAGGAGCCAGAGCGTAAGCGAATTAAGAGCTACCTGGAAAAGATCATGACGGGGATTGGTAACGCTTTTGGGATTGAAGTGCTGAATTCCTCGCTCAAATTCCAGACGCTCACCCCGCCGCTCAAGGACATGATCATCCCGAATATCGAGGACAGTGCCCAGAAGGGTATTGTAGTGGCTTTGTTGGGTGGGGCGGGTTCGGCCGTTATCGGTGGTTCGGCGAATTTCGCAACGGCCGAAGTGGAAGACATCAACTTTTACAACAAAATCATGATCCCGGAGGCAAACCTTATCTTCCAGAAGCCGAACAAAACCTTCTTCAAATCTCAGGGGTTGAGGCTGGTGGCCCGGCCAGACCTGCTGGAGGTTTTCCAGCGGCAGGAAAGCCGGAAGGTGCTGGATGCTACCCGCCTGTTTGACCGGGGAGCGATTACGGCCGATGAGCTGCGCCAGGCGGCGGGCTACCAACCGAGCACAGCGCAAGAGAAACAAGAGGCATTAACCGGGCTGGTGGATTTGGCTCAGGCTACCGAAACACAAACTGGTGCGCTCGGCGAAGCCGAGCGCACCAGGGAAAAAGAGCAGGAAGTACGCCGTTGGGAGCGTAAGGTACTTAAGCGTTTCCCAGATGTACCACCTTACGCCATCCCCTTTGCGCCAGAGCATTTGACCTCACAGGAAGCGATTGCCATTCGCCAGGCGTTGCTGACGGCGGGGACGGCGGAGGAGGTGAAGGCGGCGTTTGCTGCCCCCTTTCGCCCCGAAAGGCCCTTTCGCGTCCACGCTCGCGTTAAAAGCGGAAGTTCATCGGGATGACAACGATGACCTGGGTGACATTGAACAGACGGCCGTCACCGATATTCATGTGGCTCTGCAAAAGCAACTGCGGGCAATTCGCAACGGGCACGGCCGTTCTGAAGATGAAATCATCGCCAGTATTGAGACCATCCTGGCGGCGAACTCCGAAGATTTACTGACGGCCGTCGCTACCCTGCTCACCAGTGGCACCGAAGCGGGTGGGGCAATGGTGGCCGACACCCTGATCGGTACGGGTATCAGCGTAGATTGGGCATTAGCAGATGCGGCCGCCAGCGAGTTTGTCCAGGGCTATAGCTTTGACCTGGTGACGGGCATTAACAATACAACGGCCACCCGTCTGCGGGGGGTGCTGCGTAGCTGGATTGAGCAGGGTGGGGACATGGAGGAGCTGGCTAACAGCATCCGCCCCATCTTCGCCAATGAGCCAGCCACCGCCCGGATTGAGGCAATCTTCAATGTAGACCGGGCGCAGATGATTGCCGAGACGGAAGCGACGCGGGCTTATGCTGAGGGCAAGGTGGCCGGTTACATGGCGAGTGGCCTGGCTGACCTCCCGCCGGAGCGCAAGCCGCCGGATGATAGCCATGTGCGCTGCCGCTGCGATGTGACGTTGGAGAAGCAGGAGAATGGCGAGTGGCATTGGATATGGCTGACGGCGAATGATGAACTTGTATGTGATATTTGCGGCCCGCTTCACGAACAATCTGTTGGGTTGGCGAAAGAGGCGTATGTGGTTGCTGCTTGATTCGTGATGACGATGCCAATATAATGTATGATTAAATCTGATTTAATCAAGTTGAGTAAAAACGCAGCCACCGACCAGGCAGGACGGCCGTACCGCCTCATTTACCTGGACGGCGTGGGGCATATCCTGACACCGGCCGATTTGGAGGAACTCTATGCACATTACTGCCAACGAACCGATAGCGCAACAGGTGAGGGTTGTGCTGCTGAATGGAACGGATGTGACGGCGTTGACGACGGAGGTGGACACGAAGGAGGGGTGGGTGAAGTTGCTGTTGATGGGGGCGAACGGCCGTATCCTGTTGGACAGTGGGTCTAACCCCATTACCTTGCAGGTTCACGGTCGGGTGGTGGTTGGCTTTCACTCCGTCTACGTTTGCCCCTCCTGTGGCCTGGGCTTTGAGTTTGCCCGTGATTGGGTGCGGCATATTGCTGCGCCCCACTTTGTAGCTGATGAGCGAATATAAGATTGAACTGATTGGCGATGAGGAAATCGCCGCGCTATTGGAGGTGTTGAGCAAGCCTTACTTCCTCCAGCCAGCGTTCAACCGGATTGGGGCGCGGCTTCGCACGGAGATGGCGAAGTACCCACCACCGCCGCCCGACAGCAAATACCGGCGCACTGGCAAGCTCGGCCGTAGCTGGGCGCATGAAGTGAAAAGTAGCCTGTTTGCGATGGAGGCGATTATCGGCAACAACACGCCTTACGCCCCAGATGTGCAGGGTGAGGGGCAGCAAGCGGGCATCCACCAGGGACGCTGGCAGACGGATCAGGAAGTGCTGGATGCCAATACCCATTTTGTGCTTGAGGAGATTGGGGAGGAAGTGGATAAGGTTTTGCGGTCGTGACGGCCGTGAGGAGACATGATGTTTATCCAAGTGGGAAAACTAACGATCAACACAGACCAAATTGTTTATGTGGAAGAGCATGATTACCAGGGGGTGGCGATGCTCACCGTCACGTTTACGCATGGTCTACCCAAGAAATTAGTCGGGGAGGAGGCAGCGGAGTTCAAGGAGAAACTGGCGAAGGTGACAACCGATACTGTTATCCACTCTCATATAACGTTTCAGGTACCCAAAACGAAAGGGCTGACGGATAGGCTGGCCGCCTATGTGGGGAAGATAAAATGAGCGACATGATCAGTGCCAAAGAAGCGGGTGAGTTGATTGGCGTTCACGCTTCCACCATCGGCATCTGGATTCAGACGAGGCAGATAGAGGGCGCGAAGGTGGACGGCTACTGGCAGGTGCCACGGGCGGCGGCCGAGGCGAAAGCGGCTACTTACAAACGCCCTGTCCCCACACCGGATGAACGGAGCCGAATCACCGTGAGCCGCAAACCACCGGCCAGACCGGGCATTATTGATGCAGATGCGATGCGCCGGGCCAGGGAAAAGGTGATTGCGGTTTGGTCAGAGTGTATGCCGGAGGCTGAAGCACGGCGATGGTTTGCCGAGTTATTGGAGGCGATGAAGTCTGATTGACTTTTTGTTTTGTTTCTGTAAAATTAAATCAAACAAATTCATGCCCCTCTTGGGAAACCGACAGCGGCTTGTGAGACCCCTCACAAGCCGCTTTTTTGTTGTTTGGAGGTCAGTATGCCTTCAGAAGAAGAAATGAAAATCGCCGCTGTGAATGACAGCACGAATGCCGTCACCACCGGCAGCGACGCGAAAGTAACCGCTATCACCATCACCGGCACGGCCGACAGCGGCACACAAGCGACTGAGCCGACGGCCGTAGAAGCAACAACCCCAGTCGAACCAATCCCTGCGACTGAACCAGAACCGGAAGCTGGCAACGAACCGTTGAAAGCCACCGCCCTCAATGACGTAGTAAGCGCGGTGTTTAGTGCCATCTGGCGCGTGCTAGAAGCCAGCCGTGAATATGATGCCTGGACTTCCCATGTTTACGACGGCTTTGCCATTGTCCAGAAGGGGGCCGGGTATTGGCGGGTGGATTACACCATCGTGGACGGGCAGGTGGTCTTGCAACCCCGCGAGGCGTGGACGCTGGTGGAAGCGGAGTGGGTGGAAGCCGAGCGGCTAGAGAACACCACCGTCAGCTTTGGCGGTGAGGTGAAGGCTCTAGGCGCGGGCATCGTCGGTGGCTATCTGGTGAAGTTTAGCGACGCGGACACCCCTGATCTGGAAGATGATTTCTTCGATGCGGAGACGGATTTCGGCCCGCATGAGAAGTGCCTGGTCTATTACCAGCACGGGCTGGATGCCACGTTAGGCGTGAAGCGTCTGGGCGGCAAATTCGCCAAAGGGCTGGCAAGCCTGAAGGTTGACAAGGTGGGTGTCTGGATTCAGGCACAACTTGACCTGGCCGACGAATACGAAGCGGCCGTCTACCAGCTAACGGAAATGGGTAAGATGGGCTGGTCGTCTGGCACGGCCACCCACCTGGTGCGGCGCGAATTGAAGTCAGGGAGCAACGGCCGTAAGTCGTACCACATCACCACCTGGCCGTTGGGATTGGATGCCAGCCTGACCCCCACACCGGCCGCAGGCCCGGAACAAACCAAAGTTGTACCCCTCAAGTCTTATGCCCAGGAGCAGGCAGCCAGGCTGCCCGGCCTAAAGGCGTTGTTACAGGAGGTGAAGACTATGGCTGTCTCCACTTCAACCGCAACCGCGACGGCCGTACAACCAACCCCTGCCCCTGGTAAAGAAACAGTAATAACCCAATCGAATAAATCGGAGGATTTCAACATGCCCCCTGAAGAACTTGAAAAATTGATTACCAACGCAGTGAAAACCGGCGTTGCCGCAGTCGGAGAAAAGGTAACGGCCTTAGAAGCCAAACTCGCTAAAGAACCGGCCGTCAATGACAGCGGCTACAACGTACCCGGCGAGGATGAAGAAAAGAAGTTTACGGACATCCTGTACAACGTGCGCTACGGCGGTAAGAGCGATGACGAGGTGAAACACCTGGTCATGGACGAAATAGCTGGCGGTAATTACAAGGCGTTCGTCATGGCCCAGAACATCGCCTTCGCCAAATACATCCGCTTCGGTACTGGCGAGATGGATGCGAAAGAGGTGAAGTTGCTCAAGCGGCAGGTCTTTGCCCCGGCTTACGTCATCAAAGCGTTGCAAGACGGCATGGACATGCGCGAATTGAAGGACGCGATGGTAGAAGCGCAGGGTAGCCTGGGTGGGTACGCGGTGCCACCGAACATGCAGGAGAACATCGCCCGGCGTCTACCTGGCCTGACGGCCGTACGCGGTGGCGGCGCTCGTGTCATCACCCTGGTGCGTGGCAACTCCATCGAAGTGCCCGTCTATAGCGGTGGCAATGACCGCTACGTGGGCAACCTGCGCGGTCAGTGGGGAACAGAAACCCAGGCCCCAGCCGAACAAAACGCCACGCTCGGCATGGAAACGGTTATCGCCGACATCTACACCTACAAAATCCCGATGTCTACTTCGCTGGTTGAGGATGCTTCCAACCTGACGACACTGGTAGAAGACGACGTCGTGATGACGGTAGCCATTGATGAGGATGAGGTGTTCCTGATAGGCGACGGTGTGGGAAAGCCGCTGGGCTGGTTGCCGGGTGCGGCAAACAGCCTGAGCCTGACGGAAGTCAACTCCGGTGGCGCGTCCGCTCTTACGACGGCCGGCATTAAAGCCTTAAAGCGCGGTGTGGCCTCCCAATATCGTGGCCGGGGCAGCTTTGTTGCCAATAGCGACACCTACGGCGACATCGAAGCCCTCACCGTCAGCGGCACTGGCTCAGATTTTGCCTTCGGCGACTTGAGCGAAGAGGGTACTTTGCTGCGCCGTCCCGCTTTGGAATCTGAGGCGATGCCTGACGTAGCGGCCAACGCCTTCGCCATCCTGTTCGCGGACATGAGCGGCTACTACATTGTAGACCGGGCTGGCCTGACAGTGATGCGGATGCAGGACAGTTACACAGGGATCAACAAGGTGGAGTTGCACGTGCGCAAGCGCGTTGGTGGCCGACCGGTTGAGACCTGGAAAGCGGCCGTGCAAAAGGTGGCGGCATAGTTGCATAAAAATCCGGCGGGGCTGACTATCCAGCCCCGCCCCTTTCTTGGAGGATTCTCTCATGAGCATGTTACTCAATTCTATAGGCAAAGACCTGTACATCCAGGTTTTAGAGCCGGGTCTGACTGCCCTCACCAACGCGAAATTTCCCGCCTCTGGCTCTTTCATTGATGTCTCTCGCTTCGAGCGGTTCGCGTTTCTGGTCGGTCTGGACGTGATTGCCGATGCCCTGGATTTCAAGGTACAGCAGGCGACAGCGGTCAACGGCACACCGAAAGACATCACGGGGGCAGCCGATACTGATTCAGCGGGCACTGATGACCAGAAGTGGATTGTTATCGAGGTGCAAACCCGCAAGCTGGACATCAACAACGATTACCGATACGTCACGCTGGATGTGAGCGGTGTCAGTGGTACCGACAACGCCTGCATCGTTTTTATCGGTGTTCCGACGAAACGGCCGGTCACGCAGCACGCCGACTTCCTGGATCACGTTATCGTCGCTGGGTAGTCGCCGCCTATTGGTGGCCCATGAGGACGGCCGGCGGCACCTGGCCGTCCTCTTATCGGGAGATAACACATGGCACGTACAGCACTAACCGTAAACGAAATTGATAAGGACGGCCTGATCGTCAGCCTTTCGGCTGCCAATGCCGATGGGCATTCTGTGGCCGCAGACCGCAATGCGGCTAGTTATATTGAAGTGCTGAACGGTAGTGGCTCGTCCATCACCGTCACCATTCAAACCCCGGCCACCGCAGGCGGGCTGGCCATTGCGGATCGTACCGTCTCCATCGGCGCAGGGGTGCGGCAAAAGATTTCATTGGAAGATCGAGACCTGTATGTTCGGGACGATGGCACGATCTATGTGGACTTTTCGGCCGTTACCACTGTGACCTGCGGCGCGTTCAAAATCTCGAAGGACTGATAATGGCCTACGCCACGCTGGAAGAGGTGATGCAGGAGATGGGTGTGCTGGAAGAGGGCATCAATACTGATCTGTTGCAGGCCAAGATTGATGCTGCCCAGGACATCGTTGAAAACGTCACCCATCGCTGTTTTGAGGCGGATGCGGATGAAACCCGGCTGATTGATTACAGCGAGGAAACGGTGGACGGCCGCACCCTGCACCTGCCCTACGACATTTGCCAGATCGCCGAAGTGCTGAATGGTGATGGTGAGGAAGTCACGGTGAATGAGTACGTGACCACGCCGCGATTACGCACCGTCTCTAGCGGCTCTTCGGTGATGCCGGCCGTGCGTGATGCCTGGCCCTGGTACGCGCTGACCATCAAATCTTCGGTGTCCAAAGCCTGGACGTATGAGGATGACCGGGAGGAGGCGATCAGTATCACCGGCCGGTGGGCTTTTAGCGTGACCCCGCCAGCAGCGATTAAGGCGGCCACCATTCGCCTGGCTCATTGGCTCTACATGCAGAAGGATGACCTGCGCGACCGGGAAGAGAGCGAGGTTTCGCAAGATGGGATTCTCCTGTTGATGGGCGATTTGCCCAATGACGTGCAGGCGCGGCTGCTGCCGTTTGTGAGGTTGTAATGTCAGACCTGGTGGGAATTCACAATGCGTTAGCCGCCCAAACCATCACGCTCACGAACGGCCGTGAGGTTCCGGCGTGGGCGTTGGATGAGGTGAAGAATAGCGTTATCTCTGACCGACTGCCGATTCGTCTGCTGCTGCCACCGGGCGCGGAAGGGGGTTCGGCCGTTGAGGGTTTTGAGATGGTCAGCTTCAAGAACGCGCAGGTCGTCTGGCGGGTGGTGGATTTGCTGCTGTACCAAACGATTGGCAAAGCGGGCGGGGTGGCGAATGTGTGGGAAGTGTTGACGGATTACGTCGCCCAATATGTCCGCTATTTTTCGACGCACCGCAAGCTCACACCCAGCGCAACGATCACCGGCTTTGCTCCACAAGCGGGTGTGTTTCAATGGCCGCGTGGCAGTGAGAACCAGTATCACGGCGTTCTGATGGCGGTGCTGGTGAGCGAAACGATTTGTTGACCGCAGAGAATCTGCGACCGGAGGACGTATGAACAAAGTCATTGTTACCGAAGCGGGCGATGGGTTTAAGTTTTTAGACCCGTTTGCTAAGGCGTTTAAGGTGAAAGCGGGCGAGACGGCCGTCGTTCTGAGCCAGACGTATGCCCATTCGCTGGTGAGGGATGGCTATGCTGAATGGGCAGAGGAGCCAGAACCACCACTAGCGGAAACGGAAGCGGCTGTATCCGATGAGGAAGCGACTGCTGCGCTGGTGGAAGTGGATGGCATTGGCCCCAAGACGGCCGAGAAGCTGGTAGCGGCTGGCATCCGTTCGCTGGCTGAATTGGTGGCGGCTGACCCGGCCGCTTTAGCGACAACATTGGACGTGACTGAAAGCAAGGTCGCAGCCTGGCAGGAAGCGTCCGCACAGCTTCAAGGAGAATAATCATGGCAATATGTGAAGGTTCAAGCGGCGCAGACCTGCTGGTAGAGTATTCCGACGATCCGAGCCTGACCTGGAATGATGTCGGGCACACCTGGAACGAAGTGAATGGTGTGGTGGGTATGCTCGACGTGACGGGCGGCGACAAGGAAGCGGCGATGAAACGCACCTTTGGCGGCAACGTCATCGCGGGTATGACTGGGGCTGGTTTGCAAAATGTCGTTCTGGATGTGGTTTTTGAGAACGATGCCAACAGCTTCCTGGAATTCCTGACTGACACGTGGGATGGCACGGGTGAACGGTGCTATTACATTCGCTGGTCTTATAACGAGGGTGCCTCTGGCGCGTTACGACGCACGGCCAAAGTCGCCTTGCTGACCAACCCGTTTACGGGCGGTAATGCGGGTGATGCGAACCCGGTGAGCAAGCAGTTGACGCATGTGGTTGACGGTATTATTCATCGGGATGCAGTTCCTTGATCGTAAGGGGCGGATCTCAGACCCGCCCCTATAATAGGAGATGTGCCGTGGGCAATCGGGAGGTCTACGTACCGCAACACGTTTTTCATACGGCCGCTGCTGAGGATTATCCGGGGGTGACGGCCGTTTCCGCCAAACTCATCTTCCCCAACCCGTTTACATTAGGTGATTACAAACGTTGGTACCGGGCACTCATGCCGAACCTGGCGAACAAGGAAGACCCGGATAACGATGCTTTGCTGCGCGAATACCGGGCAGCGATGACGATTGCGGCGTTGGAGGAGATAATGCCAGAGGGTGATGTTGAGCCCAACCTGCATAACCCGGATGCGTTTAATCTGCGTAATGTGGTGATTGTGGACGGCCGTGTGCCAGACGATCTACCCATCCCTTTTGCTACCTGGGTTTGTGATTGTGCCGAGGCGTATTTTGGCAGCTACGTCGTCCTGGAGAATCGCCAGACGAAGATCGCCCGGTTGACCCGCTTCCGGCTGTCATCCAACACCATTGACGTGGCCGAACCGATGCTTGCCGGTTTGTTGCCGGATTTGCAGACTTACACTGGCAGCGTGACCTTTGCAAAGGTGATGACGAAGACGAGTTATTCGCGTTGGCAAAAGTCGTTACGTGCTTTGCCCGGCGTGGAAGCCACCGACATTGACAACACCTTCTTCATGCGCCAATACCGGGCGGCGTTGGAACTGATTGAGAGTTGGGCGGTGGGAGATATACCGTTAAAGCTGATGAAGCACAAAGATGGGGAGGAAGCCCCTTTGCTGCTGGCCTCGTTCCTGGTGCTGGCGGCCGAGGCATATCTTGCCAAGACGATGACCTTAAAAAAAATGCCCGCGCTGTATGGGGTCACATAATTCGGAAGGGTCGGGATGGCCCACCGCCCTGGTCGCTGGCGTTGGCGCGGGAGTGCCTGGATTATTACGGGAATTGGTTGCACTTCCCGCGCCCCGATGGCCCGTTGGCGCAAGATGAATATGAGATGGATTGTGTACATAATGCCTGGGCGATTGAGCGGATTTATTCTTCGGAGAAGGATAATGAGTTCAAGCGGCGAAACGGCCGTTTCCGGCTTTGGGTAATGTCTAAATCGCCAGAGGATGAGCAAGGCGTTTGGCTATGTCCCTGGCTCGAAGATGAAGAATAAAAGCAAAAGCCCTGCTGGGAACAGACAGGGCTTTTGTGTCTCTTGCGAGACAAGACCGACTGCATTATATGCAATTCGCCGGAGAGCTACAACCCTCTATTCTACAGCGTTACCGGCCGTTGGTGTGCCTACTGCTTCTTCCTGGTAGCGCAGGTGCATCACTTGAAAGTCTTTGGTCATCACCACGTCAAACGGCTCCCACCCGCCTTCACACAACTCCCTGAACAACCAGCGAGATATTCGCTCATCATTCCCATCTAGCCGATGTAGTTGCAAAAAACAAGTTGTGCCGGTGACATCATGTTGAACATGGCGTAACTCCACTTTGGGCGCATGTATTTTAGCCTTGTCTATCAGCCAGTCTAAAACGTCTACGTGGGTACAATATAGGTTGAGGCTGGTGTAGTTGATGAAGCCCTGCTTATCCCCCCACATCGTTTCAACGGTCATGCTCAAGTATTTGTAACGCTTCATGGGGTTCCTCCTGTTTGGTGAAACAACGCTAAGATGGGGTTAGTATAAGTGCGGTAGGGGACGGCCGTCAAACAATTCCCTTCCCCCTGCTAATTGACCCCTATCCTTTGATAATGTAAAATTAAATCAAATCGAATTTAGCCCCTCTGGGAAACTTCCACAGCGGCTCGTGAGAACCCACTCACGAGCCGCCTTTTTGTTTGAATGAATGAAAAACGGCTAGGAATCCGAATCATCACCCAATACGACGGCAAGGGCGCAGGTCAAGCCGAGCAATCGGTCAAGGGCCTAAGCGGCGCCCTGGGCAATTTAGGGAAGATTAGCGCGGCCGTTGGCGGGGCGGGGCTGCTCCTCAAGATTGGGCGGGATGCCATTCAGACAGCCAGCAATATCGAGGAGATGCAGAGCAAGTTTAACGTCGTCTTTGGCTCCTCCGGCGATAGTGTCACCAGCCAGCTTGAACAATTTGGCGAGCAGGCTAACCGTTCACTCTACGATTTACAGGGGTTTGCAGCCAGTTTCCAGGATACGTTTGTGCCGTTGGGCTTTGCCCGTGAACAGGCGGCGGAACTCTCTGTTGGCCTGACCAAACTGACCGAGGATTTAGCCAGCTTCAACAACCTGGCCTCTTCCGATGTAGCGGCCAACCTAAGCAGTGCGCTAGTGGGCAACCATGAGGCGGTGCGCTCCTTTGGTATTGTCATCACCGAGACAACGCTCAAAGCGGAACTGGCGGCCAACGGTTGGGATAATCTGACCGGCGCGGCGTTGGAGCAGGCCAAAGTCCAGGCGCGGCTGAACATCATCATGCGTTCCACAACGGACGCGCAAGGTGATGCGATTCGTACCTCTGATAGTTACGCCAACCAGGTGCGGGGTATGCAGGCGGCGTGGCAAGAGTTCCTGGCAACATTGGGCACGGCCGCTCTGCCAGTAGCAACGGCCGCCGTGCAAAATCTCGCTGAAGCAGCCAGACAGGTATCCACCGACATTAAACCATCCATCGCTGCCCTCACTGGCGAATATGGCAACGCTGTTGAGGAGATGATCGCCGACAACATCCAGGGCGCAAAGACGCTGGAGGATTTGGCGGCTGAGGGCGCGAAGCTATCCAGCACCTACAACATGCTGGGTGGCTTTGCTGGGCATGTGACTGGCACCCATCACCAGATGCGGGAGGGGATTCTGGCGACCGGTCGTGCGATGGCGGCGCAGGCAGGTTCGTTTGGTGAGTTTGAGACGGCTGTTTCTTCCTTCACCGGTGTTGCCCGGCGCGAGTTTGAACTGTATGTGGAGACGCTGGGAATGACGGTTGAGGAGTATTACAACCTGGTTCATGCGGCGGCGGCTGTCGAATCCAGCGACAAGGCCATGCTCACGGCCGCCCAGAATGTCGGCTACCAGATGGAGCAGAACAGTGAAACCCTGGCAACGGGTAGCGGTATGGCCCAGATGTATGCAGACAAAGCCATTGCTGCCGATGAAGCCTCCCGTAAGTTTGCCATTGGGCTGGAACAGCAGCGGCTGGCGACGATTGCCGCTAACACCGCTCTGGTGAGTGCATTTAACGCAACGGCCGAGCCCGTCCAGGCTTTCCTGGCAGCGCAACAACAATCCCTGGATGCTCAAGGTGAGTGGGTGACTTATACCCGGAATAACGCGGGGGAGATTGCCGACATTTCCGAGCAGTTGGCGGCCGACCTGACGGAAGACCAGCGCACAGCCTGGGAAGAAACCCTCAAGAACACAACCGAAGGTAGCGCGGAATGGCTGACTGCCTGGAAAGCGTTGCAAGCTGACCTGACCGCCACGCAACGAGCCGAACTGATCGCCCAACGTGCCGATCTAGAAGCGGCCGGTGAGACCGTCGGCTCTGCTTACACCGGCAGCATTGAGGACATGCAGGCGGCCAAAGACGCGGCCATTGAAGCGAACAACGCGATTATCGCTTCTTACCAGCAGCTGGCCCTGGAGGGCAGCCTGGCCCTGGCGGAAGCATCGCCAGACCCGGAGGCGTTGCAGCGTACCTTAGATTATGCGGTGGCGATTGGGGCGATGAGCCAGGCGGAGGCGGACTTGCGACTGGAAGCGGCGAATACCCGCCTGGAGATTGAGGCCCTGAATCAAAAGGTGGTGGAAGGCTCAATCACTACCGCAGACGCGGCCGTGATGTACGACGAGCTAACGTCCAGTCAGGGGCGGGCGGCGGATGCCTCCGGTCGGTTGACGGAAGAAGGGGCAAAAATCGGGGCTGGCTTTCTGGAATCACTGCCGGGCATTGATCAGGTCATTGAACGCCTGAACGCCCTGGACGGCCGTCACGTGCGAACGACCGTAGAAACCAATTACGTTAGCACTGGCGAACCGGGAAAGGCGGCGGGCGGGGATAAAGATGAGGAGGTTGGCTCAACCACCGGTGGGGGCGGCCGGGCATTTGGTGGGCTGGTTTATCCCAACCGCTTATACACAGTTGGCGAACGTGGGCCGGAAGTGTTCATGCCTTCAACGGCTGGACACATCATCCCAAATCACAAATTGGGCGGGTTAGACATGGGCAGCATTAACGTCAACGGGCCGTTGATTGGTACCGTCATTCAACAACCAGGCGAATCAGCTACCGAACTGGCAAACCGCATTAGCCAGATATTGGCTAAACGTTCCCGGCAAATTCGGGTGGCAGGAGGGTAGATGGGCTACATCGCATACCTAAAGCGCGGCGCAAAAACACTCCGGCTGGATGAAGCACCTTTCGAGGTGGATGCGGAGAGCTTCGTCCCGCCCGCCACGCAGGAAGAACCCTTGCTCGCCTTTGGCACAAGTGCGAACCGTTACGGTGGCAGCAACAAGGTGTCTGAACGGGCGTTTGATGTGGAGTTCAATTTGCCAGTGGTGGTGACAGGGCGGAGCGAAGCGGCCGTGCGCCTGAATGGGCAGCAGTTGGCTGCCTTCCTCGAGTCGGGCACAAAGGCTGATCCCGTTTTCTTCTGCTGGAAGGGCAATGATGATGTCTCGGTGGAGCCTCTTTGGGGGCAATACGGTGCGCCTGTTCGCTACGAGATTATTCACGCGGGCACACCTCAGGTAGATGATTTTTACCGCATGGGCGACCAGCGGAAGTATGCAGCGGGGTACAACGCAACGCTGCGGGTGAAGCCGTATGCTCAGGGCTTGCCGCAGCGATTTGGTAGTGCGGCAGGCGGGATTGTAGAAGACAATTTTGGCACGGCCGATGGCCGTTCGCGGGGGCTGATCATTCCAGAGGCCATCACGAATAAGTTCACAAACTCAGTGTTTGGGCACTCAACATGGAACAACGGATGGACGGCCGGGAGTAGCCTGACGGCGACAGAGAACAATGACCCGGAATTTGTTCTACCGGGGACGCGGGCCAGCGCCACACTGTTTAGCAACAGCACGTCCAACAATACATTTACCCAGTCCATTAACGTGGGCAACACCAACACCCATTGCCTCAGCGTTTACGCCAAGAGACATGATGGCGGGGCGATTGATAGCAACCCTACGGAATTTTGGTTGTATTACAACAACCAGAAGCCAAGCTATACCTACACCTATCAGGCGATAGGTAATGGCTGGTATCGGGTTTCCGTGACGGTAACAGGGATCAATTCGGCCGTTAATACTGGTGTTCAGGTGGTAAATGGGCAGAGCATCACCGTTGCCGGTTTCCAATTGGAGCAATTGGAATATCCAACCCCGCTTTGTTACGGCGATTTACTTGGCTGCGCCTGGTCGGGAACGGCCCACGCCAGTACATCTACCCGCACAGTTGCGCGGTGGCGAATTCCCGCACCCACTCTACTGTCTACCAATGCAGGCACATTGCGGGTTGTTGTTAAGATGTCTCAGGCTGATGATCGGCCGTTAGATGCCACATATTTCCATGACACGATTGGCGGTATGATCTTCGGTTTCAACAGCGGCGCAGCCACCTTTTTTTTCACGGATGGCACAAATACAGCCACCTCGTCGGCACAATCCTTTGACCAGGGGGATGTGCTAATTTTCCATTGCGTTTACAGCACCGGTCTGTTCGGAAGTGGTGGATTGCAGATTTACCGTGATGGCACGGAGATTGCCAGCGACAATACTTACACACCACGAGAGTTTGGCGATTATTTCTACCTCGGCACAACGGAAGTGGGGGGGTTCCCTGGCAACGACACGTTCTCTGATTTCGCCATTTTCGACCGGGCGTTGACGGCCGGAGAGATTTTAGCCGATGCTACCAATATCAGTGCCTTCGTCAACGGCGGCGACGGCCTGGGGCAGTGCCTCTCGCCCATCCCCTGGTTGTGGACGGATGACGGCGACGATGTGCTAGAGGGCTGCGACGACAACTGGTGTGTTATTGGGGGAATACCTGGCAACACACCCTCGTCGCGCCTGCAATTTGCTGCTAGCTACTCTACTCAGCTCTCAAATGCCCGTACATTTTGGCTAGACAACCTGCCCTTAGAACAGTTTGTAAGCCCAATGGATAACAAGTTTTACGACCTATCTGGCGTGGCAGAAGCAGGCACGTGTGGAGGGGAGGCTGTGGCCGCCAATGTGGGTTCATCTGAGGGTGTGGTGGGTAATGCACAGGTGGCACGACCTGACCTGCTGAGGGGGAGAGACATTCAGGTGATTGCCCGGATGAGGGACATTGGTACGGCCGTTTGGGTCAAGTTCAGGCAAGGGCTGGGTAATGATGGCCTGGACACGGATTTTAAGCCCCTAACCACCGATACCACCTACCGGCTTTACGAGATCGGTCGTTCTTATTTTGCCAGTCCAGCAAAGATGATGGATGGGGTTATTGAGGAGGTGTTGGGCGGGGCCTCTAATACCGTTAAGATTGTTGCCAGGCGTGATTCTGGTTCGCCTGCGTTGTATATTGATTACCTTGCCCTGTTGTTTAACGCCATGAAGTTGGTGGACAGGGTAGGCAACAACATCACCATCTTTTACGACAACGGTAAGGCGGTTACAAGTTCATCCACATCTTTGCCCCTGACTTTTAACGGTAACAGTGTGGAGGTATACGGCCGTTCTCTGGAGCTGCATCCCCATAAATACAACATTATCAATTGGTATCCTGGCGACAACACTACCGCGCCAGCGATTACCGTGACCTGGACTTTCCGGGGAATTTGGATAACGCCCCTTTGGTCAATTCACTAATGAGCGACTTAACCCTGGCTGCCTTCCAGAAGTTCAGCACTACGCCTCGCCTCGAGCCGGCCAACGACCTGGACGATGCCTCTATCACCCATTTGGCGCGGGGGCTGCAAGGGCCAGCCGAAGCGGAACTGTTTATCCCGCGTGAGGTAGAGACACCCTTGCTGCCCCCGCGCCAAA